CCGTTTGTGCAAAGATAGTTATTTCTCTATGGTTATAACTTCAAATCCGGTAATTTTTGAATTTGGATTTTTTGAAACAATATCAAATTCACGGTTTTTTATCCGTTTTGTTTTCCATAAAAAATTAAGAAAACGCTTATATTGCACAGTTTCCGTTATTAAAAGGCTATCCCGTGTTATAATTTTGCCCGAAAACGTATTATTTTTAATACATCCGTCAAAATCAACCCATTTGTCGGAATACTCAATACAACGTAATACAGTCGTAACCGTGTCGCCGGGCAAATATACAATACTATCCCGGACGGTTGCCCGCAATTCGTTGATTGTTTCCATTTGGGTTGCTGTAACCCGTTCCAAATCCCGGTTCTTTGTCTGCAACGTCTTTATCAACGCCAAATCGTCCGCCCGGTACTTTTTGTATTCCGCCAATGTCAACTCCAAATTCCCGACTTTGATTGCGTTCAAACTGTCTTTCGTTTGGTACGTCTTGACGTCCTGCAATAGTATTTCGGTATTGCTCCGGTATTTGTCCCGTTCGACGGTCAAATTATTAATGCGCTTTTGTTGGAACCAAAAGGCGGCGGCAACCGCCATAATGATTGCC